TGAAATGTCCATTCAAGCCGAGGATTTAACTAGCTATGTTCCTTCCTTTGGTTGGGAAATGGGACCACCTTCTGATCAACAAATTAATGCATTGGAAAAATTGGGCATTCTTCCGGAAGCCATCGAGAACGCCGGAAAAGCTAGTCTCATGCTTGATCGCTTACAGAAGCGAAAAGAAGCAGGTTTGGCAACACCAAAACAAATTAGACAATTGGAACAACGTGGCTTTGTGAATGTGGGTACGTGGTCTTTTGATGCCGCGAAAAACATGATTGGTCGAATTGCATCAAATGGATGGCGTACCCCTAATACCGTTGAACCTAAAACTTATAGTCCTGAGTTAGTCCGTTAAACAATGATATAACATAAAAATACTCTATCAACACATGCAATGTTAACACTTTGCCTTTTTTGTAAAAATATGTCAATTGGGACCGAGGTGAGAATTTGGCAGCAATCGATGAAATAAATATCTTACTTAGTGCATATGATTTTCCACTGAATGTACTGCAAGACGTTGATAAGCGTTTAAGTGATTGCAAGGATGAGCATTATGTGAATCAACAATTAAGATATTTGAAAAATATTATAGATCGGGGATTAGCATCACCAAAAAAGCAGAAAACAAGGGGGTTATTATGAGTGATAAATTAACGAAAATCAATGATTTAGCCTTTGAACTTCAACATGATGACGAGCTAACTGCGGAACAATATTGGAAGGTAAAGCAGATTTTTGAATTGTCTGTGCAGTACCAACTCAAGGAGAATCAGCAGGGGATGTTACAAGAAGTGATAAAACAATACGACAACACTAAGCCTAAAACAGTATTGCATGCATTAGATCATCTATCGATGGTCGCATTTCTGTTAGATGAGATGGACGAAGTCACTGAAGAAGATTGCATAGTGGTTGCCCAAGCGTTTCTTGATTGGGCGCAGGAACAGGAGGCTCAACAATGAAAAGTTTAATTATCTGGTTGCCTACAGGGCAAACGATGAAATTTGAAGATGTGCGTGACATTGAAGAGGAAGCGATTGGATTTGATGATCCTGCGTTGAGGTTTAACTATCTAGGGATCTCAACTGGGGTGAGACGTGACGCTGTGTTTAGAAAAGACCGGATCATGGGATGGGCTTTGGAACTGGAGGGTACCAATGAGAAATAAATATCCGGGCTATTGCTATCGCTGTAGTGGATACGTTGAAAAAGGTAAAGGGCATTTTGAAAGGAAAAACGGTCATTGGAGAATTCAACATGCAGATTGCGCGATCAAATACCGAGGAACTAACATTCAAGGTAATGGAGCGCCAGTCAGTAAGTGACAGAGATTGCGGAATAGGAGAAGAGAAAGTGAAAAATTTCTACATTTTAGGTACAACCGATAACAAATATAACGTAATGGATTTTAATTTTGATGATGTCAGAGAAGATTCTGGGTCATTTGAAGCAGAACTGATTGGCGATGGTTACTTGTTTGATTATGAAGACGAGGGCGGGTTTCACTATGTAGATAAGAGTTACAAAGATTCTCATACTTATGCGTGGATAGTGAAGTTGCGTGTACCAGTCAGTAATCCACCAAAATAACCAACTTGAAAGGAGACGGAAAATGAAATTTTTAGATCTGTTCGCAGGTATCGGCGGTTTCCGTCTTGGAATGGAACAAGCCGGTCATGAATGTATCGGTTTTTGTGAAATAGATAAGTTTGCTCGAGCAAGTTACAAAGCTATTCATAATACAGAAGGAGAGGTGGAAATGCATGACATCACATCAGTTTCAGATGAGTTTATTCGAGGAATCGGAGATATCGACATTATCTGTGGAGGATTTCCGTGTCAGGCTTTTTCAATCGCTGGAAAGCGGCAGGGTTTCGAGGATACTAGAGGAACTCTCTTCTTTGAGATTGCAAGGTTCGCATCTATTCTCAGACCACGGTTTTTATTCCTTGAGAACGTCAAAGGACTCCTCAATCACGAAGGAGGGGCTACGTTCGAGACAATCCTCAGAGCCTTGGATGAACTTGGGTATGATGCGGAATGGGAAGTGCATAACTCTAAAGACTACGTTCCGCAAAACAGGGAGCGAGTTTTCGTTGTCGGACATCTTAGAGGAGAACGTACCGAGCAAGTATTTCCTTTCGAAAGAGATGACAGATCGATTGATCAAAAATATCGAATCAAAAAAATCGGCAACATAAGAAAAAAAGGGAAATCTCAAAGCGGAGATGTCGTATCGATCGATGGTATAGCACCAACGATGTGCAGCACAACAACTCAGAAAGATCCGACAAAAATTGCAATACCAGTGCTAACGCCTGACACAATAGAAAAACGACAAAATGGTAGACGGTTCAAAGAAGACGGCGAAGAAATGTTCACACTGACTGCTCAGGATAGGCATGGCATTATGATAATTGACGATCAAGGTCGCAAGAAAAAACAATTAGTTCCGAAAGAGATAAGCCCGACCTTGAGAGCACAGATTCACGGGAATCCACCAAAAATTATCCAAAAACCACGAGGTTACAACGAGGGGGGCGTGCATAAGATAGCACGAACATTATCGGCTAATAGTTGGCATGAGAACAATATTTTGCAAGATGATTATGTGATTCGAAAGCTAACACCAAGAGAATGTTGGCGGCTGCAAGGCTTCCCAGATTGGGCATTCGATCGTGCAAAAGAAGTTAATTCCGATAGCCAACTATATAAGCAAGCAGGCAACTCAGTTACTGTGCCAGTGATACATGATATCGCTAGAAGACTAGTCAGTTATCCGACGAAATAGCAGAAAGTGAGGTGATGCTGATGGCTAAGGAAAAAGAGCGTCTCAGACCAACAAGTGAACGACCAATTGAAATTGTTATCGGTGAAAATATTCAAAAGTATTTTGAAGAAAGTGACTACGATAGCTTAACAGCTTTTGCAAGAGATATGGGATGCGATGCAGCTCGTGTTAGAAAAATCATAAGTGGAAAGGCAGTCTTTAGTATTCAATTACTGCAGCGTGCCGCATACCTATTAAACATTAAAACGCTTGATCTTTTCGAAGATTGGACAGATTAAACAAGGAGCAGCATATGGAAAGCAAACTAGATTTAACAGAACTATTACAATACGTTGACCCAACAGTGCTGAGTTATCAAGAATGGGTCAACGTGGGCATGGCTCTTAAACATGAAGGATATACAGCGGTTGATTGGGACCAATGGAGCCAAAAAGATTCCGGGCGATATCATTCCGGAGAATGCTTCAAGAAGTGGGATAGTTTTGAGGGCACTAATCAACCAGTTACTGGTGCGACGATTACACAGTTGGCCAAAGAATATGGCTGGACATCCCCTTTTAGAAGTGAAGACGGTGGCCATGAATTAGATTGGAACGGTACACTCCAAAAAGATGATTTGGTTATTATTGACCGCAACTGGATCGAAGGTAAGGAAATAAATGAGCCTGCGAAATGGGAACCAGCAAAACAGATCATTCGATACTTAGAAACCTTATTCGAGCCATCAGAAACGGTTGCCTACAATGTGGAATCTTGGCAGGACGATGACGACAAGTGGAAACCTTCAAACAAAGGTGCTTTTGATCGAACTGCAGGTCAATTGATTGAAGCGTTGACCCATTGTGGCGATGATATCGGTTCAGTCCTTGGTGATTATAATCCGGAAGCTGGTGCGTGGATTCGTTTCAATCCCATGGATGGTAAAGGTGTAAAGAATGACAATGTCACAGAATTCCGCTATGCGTTAGTAGAATCTGACAATATGAGTCTTGAAAAACAAAATGCGATCATGAGAGAACTTGAGCTTCCAATTGCTGCATTACTTTATAGCGGCAGTAAATCGATTCATGCCATCGTCAGAGTGGATGCTGATAATTATCCGGAGTATCGGAAGAGGGTTGATTATCTTTACGATGTCTGCAAGAAAAACGGACTGACAAATGATAATCAAAACAGGAACCCTTCTCGACTAAGCCGGATGCCAGGTGTCACACGAGGAGAAAAAAAGCAGTTTATCATTGATACAAATATAGGGAAATCCTCTTGGGATGAATGGAAAGAATGGATCGAAAGTGTTAACGATGATCTTCCAGATCCGGAAAGCTTATCAGATTTGTTCGACAAAGCAATTGAGCTGGCACCAGAATTAATCAAAGGGATGTTGCGCCAAGGGCACAAAATGCTGATATCTGGTCCTTCTAAAGCAGGGAAATCATTTTCACTAATACAGCTGGCAATTGCAATCGCTGAAGGTCGTAAATGGTTCGGATTTGATTGCGCGCAGGGGAAGGTACTGTATGTCAATCTTGAATTAGATGATCGTTCGGCAAGAGTTCGTTTTGTTGATATCTATGAGAAACTTGGCCATGGTCATGCCAACGTCGGTAATATTGATATTTGGAACCTACGTGGTAAGACTAGCCCAATGGACAAATTGGCACCTAAACTGATCCGACGTGCGCAAAAGTCAAACTACATGGCCGTGATCATTGACCCGATTTACAAGGTACTGACCGGAGATGAAAACAGTGCCCATGAGATGGCTAAGTTTACGAACCAATTTGATAAAATCGCGACAGAGTTAAATTGCGCCGTCATTTACTGTCACCATCATTCGAAAGGGTCTCAAGGCGGAAAAAACTCAATTGACCGATCTTCCGGATCCGGCGTATTTGCAAGAGATCCCGATGCCATTCTGGATTTGATTGAGTTGCCTGTCACGGAAGACAGATACATGGCCATGGAGAATGAAGCAATTTGCAGTGTTTATTTACGAGCAATTCAACAGTATAACCCAACTTATGGCGAAATCAGCCAAGATGATCAATTCAGCGTGAAGCAAATGGGTCAGCATTTGATGAGTGCAATTCGATCACAGGAAATTTTGAAACTGGTAGAACTTGAAAGGCAGCAAGCTGTCCGTCTAGCAAGACAAGCAACAGCATGGCGCATCGATGGAACGCTGCGAGAGTTTCCGAAGTTTGATCCAATCAATGCGTGGTTCAAATATCCGCTTCATGTACTGGATCCATCACTTGCTGACATTAAGCTGGACGAGGATCCAAAAGACAAGTGGAAAAAAGGTACGAAGCAAGCTAATCAATCACGTAGCGAAAAATCTAAGCAAGAATTGGAAACAGCATTCAGTGCATTGTCAATGGATGGTGAAGCCGTAAGCGTTGAAGATGTGGCGGAATATTTGGATGTTTCAAAACAAACTGTATATAACAAAGTAAAAAAACATCCTACATTCAAAGCTGAAGGCGGATATGTAGATAAAGCTGAGAAGGAATTATCGTAAATAGCCAATAGCTTTTGACAAGCTATTTACAAAACAGCTTATCCGTTAAATAGCTAATAGCCTTTTACTAGCTATTTAAGGTCAACAAACCTTGATAAATCAGCGTCTACTCTATCCGTCTATAGCTACCTTGGTAGGTAAGCTATAGACGAGGATAAGACTAGAGACTAAAAATAGCCTTTGAAAGATAAAATGTGAGTTTGATTAGAGAAATAAAATAACGCGAGAAGAGGATAAATCATGTTACTAAGTAAAAGTATGGAGCTGATGGAAAAATATGACAATTGCCCTGAATGTGGGAATCATTTTATTGGAATCGGACAAGGTGGATTAGTTGTTGAAGAATACACATTTGAGCGTTGGTGTAAATGTGGTTGGAAAGTAATTGTGGATGTGCGAAAGGATGAAGAAAATGATTGAGTTCTTCATGCCGATGATTCCGCCAGAAACAACTCACCAGCAAAAGAAGGTTTCAGTAGTAAACGGAAAACCGCATTTCTACGAGCCAAAAGAATTACAGGCTGCGCGAGAAAAGTTAACCGCACATCTGGCCAAGCACGTTCCGGAAGAAAAAATGATCGGTCCGGTTCGGCTCATGGTGAAGTGGTTGTTTCCTATAATAAATGGCCATCAAAATGGAGAGTATAAATACACGAAGCCCGACTTGGATAATAGCCAGAAATTACTGCAGGATTGCATGACCGATTTAGGCTTCTGGAAAGATGATTGCTACGTGGCCAGTTTAGTAGCTGAGAAGTTTTGGGCGGATCAACCGGGCATCTATATCAGAATTGAGGGGATATGATTGGATTGGAATGCAGTATTTTCGGATTTACATGAATGGATGAAAGAATCAAACCAAATGACTCAACTGTACCCGATTACGTCTGATCAGTATTGGGAATGGGTAGTAAAGTCTATGGGAGATTTGGGGAATAAGTACAACAACCATCCCCTAGTATTAGGGTTCTTGAACGCAATCATCACATTTCAAGAT